GCAAAACTACAAATGATTAAAACTACTTTTAAATGACTAAATTGAGTGTACTTAGTCCTGCCTCCACAGCACTAACATTATTTCCATTCAAGTTGATGTTGAAATTGTATGCAATGCTCATAGATTGCAGCGAACCTCTACCGATAGAGTTAGCTGAAAGGTGTAAAGAAACTTCATCCTTTTCGCTTGAGCTCAATCTCTCGCATTGTGAAACCTTCCTGCGAACTAAAGTGGCGAAGAGGTCCTTCTTCAATTCTGCTTCTAGAGATGAGATGTCTATTGGAAAGTAATTGTTGCTTGAGAAATATTCTATGAGCTGATCCATTATTTCTCCTGAGTTTAACATTATCAAATCGTGAGTGTTAGGATCGATCCTATTGATAATTTCTTCTTCTCTGTCTAGATACATTCCCAACAGTCTACGCAACCTTCCAGATATGTTTCTAGGTGATGTTTCCAATTGATTTTGAATATTTGCTATGTGGACTCTAACCTCATCTAAGCTCAATGTCAACAAGGCACCAGGTCTAGATATGGAGCTACTAATACTGCTAATTTCCTGTTCTATTTCTATTATCTCACTAGCCAAATTGTCATCTCTACCTATTGAATACCTACCAGTAGCAATAGTAAAGAATATGCCGAGCACACCAGATGAAGACCGAGACTCCATTATTGACCTTCTGAGAGACTCTTTATTCATAGTCATATTGATGTGCTCTAAAGGAGAGAAGAATCTAGAAGACGAAGGCATAGTAAAATTCTTCATCATGTTAGATCTGTCTACTAGTTCATAGTATTTATCTGAACTAGTGTCAGAGAACAGGTTCATACTGGCTTTTAGTTCTTCCTCCTCAGCAGCACTCATGTCCACTCCCCACAGGTTTGCAGCATAGTCTTCATCCATCTCAACCTCTGCAGCCCACTCCGCAATTTCTTCATCTAGATTTTCGTCAAACTTGTCAGCCAGTGTCTCTAGCATATTATTAAATCTAGACAACACATCATTGCTTAGTAATGGATTGTCTTCATTGTTTGCCATACTGTCTTTATTAGGAGAATAACCTCTGTCTACTAAGACTTCTCTAATTATCTTCTGCATTCTCTTATAATCCCAATTATACTTGTTCCTTAGTTTGCTATTGTTAAAGTCATCCTTTCTTTTCTGGAAATCATATCTTGTGTTAGGGAATGTTGATGTGAGTATTTGCTCAAAGGTCGACATATGAAGAGACTCACCTCTACTCCATTTGCTGAATACAGGATCATCTATGTCTAATGTTATTCCTGAAACCCAGTCTCTATTAGTCATAGTATCTGATAATATGGTAAGCAGTTCACTTGTAGTAGGATCTCTTGCTCTTATTCTAATATTATTGTTGTTGATATCTACCTGCCAAGTCATGTTTGAGGTCTCTTCAGTTCCTACAACTTTCATCTTGTGATCTTGATATATAGGAATACCTCTCGGCTCTTGTGAAATCAAAATCCTACCTTCGCTTGTCAACCAGCAATTTGTAGTACCCTTTATAGCTACATCCTTTTTAGGCATTACCAATGATGCTTCATTCATGAATTGGTTAATGTGCCACCCTAGTGTCACTGTGTCATATAGAGCATTCACTACTATTTCTGTACACTTGTTATCATTCATGTATATTCTGGTTCCTATCCCACATATTGAGCCTTGCCATATTCCAGGACCCCTTCTAGACGACCCTTTACCTTTTTGCTGCTGCACAAAAGATCCTAGAAGACCTTTTTTGCTACTTTCTATCTTATGAATTAAATCTGAATTATTGACTCCCAATAAGACATCTCTCATGATTTTCAGTTTATAACCATGAGATGGAATTTGAGAATAAGGTTTTTGTAAGCTCAAGTCCTGTCTAATTAGTGTTTTGCAAGTTTCTTCAGTAAATTTTCTATCGAACCAAAATGTCATAACAGAAAACAAATTGCTCCTTAATTCTCCTATTTTGTCTTCAAGACTACTAGTTGGTAAAACTAACTTTTTGTGAGGCCAGTATATCCTACTCAATGCAAAACTAAGGCTTCCGGCTCTTGACGAACTATCATAAAGAACAATTGATCTGCTTCTTGATGACATACTCTCAAGAAACATCTTAGTTTGAACCACATTCAGATTCAAGTTCTTGGCAGTGGCTTTGAGGCCTTCCAAGCCCCTAGAGTTATCTATGAATGGGAATTTAACCAACAGGTCTGCCCATTTTCTATTAAATTGTCCTTGAGATAAAGAGTGAACTCCACTGTCAAACCATCTTCTCTTACACATGTCAATCACGTCTACTTCTCCTATAGGTTTTGGTATTACTACCAACTTAACTTTAGAAGTTCTCTTTACATACTGGTCCACTACTAGTCCATTCTTTTTTAAGTTGTCTATGTCTGAAGCTATTTTGTCATATTCTTCATGGAAAGGAAAAAGTGCAGTCCTGTCCTTATCTGACTTTACTACTCCTTTGATTGAGTCTCTATGTTTGATCATCAAACTCAATAAAGTGTGCTTCTCTGGTACTAACTGCGTATGAGCCCTCCCCTTATCATCCTTTATCACTTCTTCCACTACACTAGTCTCAGAACTGGAAGAAAAACATTTATTAGTTAGAATGTAAGCAGAAGAAGCAGTCATTCTAAGTAAGGAGGATTTGTTCGATATACTTTCTTTTACACCTTTACTAAACACTTTCAAAACTAAGTTGTGTTGTTCGTCAGTCCATGAGTTAGACCTGCTGAATAAAATTGCAGGATCATTTTCAACTGCTTTTACAGCTTCATCTAGTGGTTCTAAATTCATTCTCTCTAGAACTCTATAGAATACTGACATCTTAGAGAATTTTAGTCTAACTGATGACATGTCTTTTGACTTCATCCAAGACGGAAGATCTTCCGGAGAGTAATCCATTTCTGCTTCTGAATCTCCTAAAACTCTTAGATTAGTACCGAAGGACGTTTGCTTGTAGAGCCTGTAGAGTTGGAACTCCACACCAGGAACACCGCAACTAATGTCTTCATCCATGGGGAAGAATCCGTGAATTGGTTCTGGATTGTCAAGTAACAATTCTAAGTATCGAACTTTTATGTCTGAGTTCCTTCTAGTTTGTAATCCCATCAAAATGTAGTGCATAGTGGCTTGGAAAAGTTGGATCACTGAACATTCTAAAGTAGATGCTCCACCAGTCAAACACTCAGTGATCATGTTATTATACATCCTGAATCTATCTATAAATCTTTCTGTTACCGAAAGCTCCTGACTAGCACTAACCCACCTGAAGGTAGGTTTTATTGTCATATGTCTCACATGCCATTCTGAATTGTATTCAATAAGATCATGAGTTCCTATTGAACTTTTGGCCTCATTGCAAAAGACTGAAAGATAAGGAGAGACTCTTTCTTTCCACAACAGCAATCTTTTTAACAGCTGCATTGTCTTTAATGTAGGTTTCCCTGGTACTGAAATCATTGCACCTGAGTCATCGCTACCTTGACACACTGTGACAAGAACTTTTTCCATACCTAACCTGCCTTTGCAAGCACTGATCATCACTTGCTTCATGACCTCTTGAATCATTGTGTGATACAAGGAGCTTGTAGTGTGAAGTATACCTTGGAACATGCCAGAAATAACTTCAACCAAGTTACCTCTAGGATTCACAAACATCCCTTCTCCTTTTTCAAATTCTTCTTTGAATCTCATGTAGGTCCTATTATCTGTTTTTAACTTCATATTAGCTGACAAACTTGATGCTTGCTTCAAAGGGAATGACAGTCTTTTCCTTGGCCATAGTGATAGAGCGGTAAGTGTGAATTCTCTTAACTCATCAGGAAGAATCCTTTGAAACATAGCTGCAAAATGACTAGCGTGGTGGAACTGACACCATGTGGTAGCATCAGCAGATTTAGATACGGTTGTGAAATTATTCCCAAACAACTCTTTAGATTTTGCATAATGGTCCTTTACAAAAGAGTCTTTTGTTTCAGGATTCACTGTTGTTTCAGAAGGAAAGTAAGAACACACAGTTCTTGACACCAACTCTATAAAAAACTGGACTATCCTAGCCATGAACTCCAGCACATGAATTTCTCTCTCTCCACCATGTTGGGATTTGTCAAATTGATCACTGTCAAAATAACCCTTGTCAAGAAGCTTCTTCAAGCACCAAGGTGCTAGCTGGCTAAGGTGTGTTATTGATGTCTTAGTCTCAGTTTCATAGTTCTTTATGATTTGGGTCATAGATTCCATACAAAACGGCCTTTTGAGTATCTCTTCAGGGAAATCTTTTTTCAATTTCTGGAAAGTCTCTTCTGTGCTTTCTGAACCCAGAGGTATTTGAACGTCTTTTGAGTGATCCCTTGAAGAAACTTTAAGAGTAGCTAGATCACTAAAGTTGGTTCTAGAGACCGCATATATATAATCATTCATAATTTTGGTCTTGTACTCCTTGCCAAACTTGCTCTCAAGCAGATCTGAAAATGCTGAAGAAAAAAACTTAATCAGTGGCATGTTGGTTTTGAACTCAGTGTAAACTTCACCTCTTGTAAATATGCTCCCTTGAACGTTATCTCTAAATTTTTGTTCCTGCTTAATAAGTTTTGTAAGCACTTTAAAGGTCTTGTCTTTTCCTGTGTTTCTCTCTTTTGAGACAACATACCCAAAGTAGAACTCATTCACTTTACTGTGCAACGTGATAAAGCAATCGCTAAAGAGAGATTTAATGTTCATGTAGTCATATAGTATCATGTCTTCTCCTTGTCTTGGTGACTTAGTGATGCTGTTGGCATCGTAGTAATCGATTAATTGTACCGTCTTTTTTAAGTAATATGCTGTTAATCTCGATCTAAGTACCTTTGGGAATCTATCTACAAATATATAGGGAGATTTTCCTACATCTTCTAGCAATTTCATGAACAAGTATCTCTGAGAAGTTATCAATTCTTCTGCATCTGTCTTATTGTTGCAATATAATAGTAAGATGTGAGGAGCACAGTCTCTACTGTACTTAGAGTAGTTCTCCATGTCCGACTCTGAGCTGTTCAATAACTCCACAAGACAAGAGCCCATGTAAGGACCAAATTTTATGAAGTGTTCAAGCTGCGAATTATCAAAAGAAGCCCAGTCTGTAAACAAGTGTGTTCTGCTCTCATAAATTTCAGGTCCTAGCCTGCCCCTGTCCCACAGTTTTGCTCCATGCTTAGGGAAAGCAAAAGACACATACATGGTGCTCTTAGGGTTGTACATCAATGCATAGATTCCAAAGCCCATATCTTTTAATAAGAATTCATAATGGAAAGTCCAATGCTTGTAAGCATAAGACATCTCCAAAAACATGTTTGTCATCATCATGGAGTACTTCATGAAATCAGTCTTTAGTAAGTTGTTCCAGAGTTCTAAAGACATGTTGCTGTCGTTAGGACAACTGATGCCTTTGGAACGCTCTACAGCTGTCTTAAGTAAATATGACATAAATTGATTAGAATTTCCGTCGCTATACAACAAATCTGTTTTTACAAATTCTTCTATATCATCTGTGTTTACTAAAGGATGGAAACTTAGCTTAGATGTTTTCCTATGGTCTTTAACATCTTCATTGTCTGCAAAGGCTTTACCACCTACTCCACTCAAGGCAGCCACAACCTTGTCTTCTTGACCAAGGTTGAGTTTAGATAGCATTTGCCTCTTGGTTTGATGCTTCAAAATGGATTGCTTGTTCTCTAGCACTTCCTCTAGCTTGGTTTCTTGTATTTTCTTCCTTGGTGAAGTCAAAGCTTCTACCCACATCCTCTTAAGAGTGTCGTTGCCATCTAAACAGCCGTCAATGTCACCAGAATCTCTCCCAGGCAATAAAATTGGTACATTGCTCACTCTCTTCAGATCACTTCTAGTGTTTTCCGATGTGAATTTCGACATGTATAATTCTAAATCCTCTTTAGATGCACTATGAATATTCTTTGTGCTTTCAAACTGTGTCAACAATATTCTTGCTGCAGAGATAGATTCAGAGCTAGTTAAATCAGTGGAACACTCCTTTATTTCTTCACTTACATACTTATACTTGTCTTCGAGAATAGGACACTCAGGAATACCGCTGAACATCAGCTTTGCTAATCTTTCTAACTCGTTATATTCATCGTTTGTTATGTCTTCTCCAAGCACTTCTAAAAGCTTCGCTTTCATTGGGTGCACCATTCTCATTCTCTGCGTTAGCACATCTACCATGTTTTGACTGATAGTCAAGTTGGTGAAGACCTTTTGAGGAGAAACCACCAATACAAAAAACTTTGCTTTGACTCTCTCTAAATCGCCATGATATTTAGCAACCTTATCTGAATAAGAATTGATTATTGATTTTTGATTGTCTGTCCCACATGTAGCTAGCTCTAGTACACATCGCGTTTCTTTTATGATGTAGTCTGGGGAAAGCAAGCCTACTGGGCCTTCGATGCCTAGACTGAGCAGTTTGGCATCTGTTTTATCTTGCCAGCAAGAAGACACAAAATCATGCACGAATGCTTTCAGCTTCTGATCGTGTCTTTGAAATTCAGCTGTGTATTCATTAAGAGTCAGTTTTACTAGAGAGGTTGTCTTATCATATGTGACATCATAATTTGCATTAGGCATAGGAGCTTCAGAAACATACAGGGATGGCTCTCTAAGCTCGTACTCAGTAGCAGTAGACTCATTCAGAATGAGGTTTCTTATAGAGATGCTAGAGCCTATCTTGTTAGAGTATAGGGTGAATCGTATCAAAGAATATTCCCGGTAACAAGAACTAGATGCACAGCAAAATCTTGGGCATTCTGTTATCTTTGGAGGCCTTAAGCTATTTGAATAGCTTTTAAAGAAGAACTTGCATTCAGAGCACTCTCCTAGGTTTACAACGGTTTGGCTCTGACTAGGAATGCTATCTCTTTGGATATGGAGGACTCCCCCAGGTGTGGTGGGTGGAACCACGTGCACAGAAGCTGACTTCCCACTTCTGTTATAATAAACGTTGAATGTGCAAGCAAAGG